TATAATGCAGATGCCTGAGTATCCTGATTAATATAACCTATTTTAATACTATTATCAGTAGCACAAAGTGCTGCATTTGCTCTTAAACAGTTAGCTATTTGTGTTTCATCCTTTGGTTTCCAATTAAATCCATCTTGACCTTTCTCCTCAATATGTCTTTTATTATGAGCTAAGAATCCATTAATCATTTTCTCACTCAAAAAATACTTATCATCTACACTATCCTCTAGTACATTCTTTAATCTTTTTGTTAACTCCTCCTCAGCTGGCCATGTGAATGTATTATCCTGATCATCTCTAATACCTATTAAAAATACCCTCTCTCTATTTTGTGGCACTCCATGTTTCTTAGCATTCAATACTTTGTAATGTAGATGATAAGGTACAGCACCATCTATTGGCATCATAGTAGTTATTCCATTAACTGATTTACCACCTAGATAATCTATCCACTCCTTAAACGTTCTGCCTATCTTATCCTTCTTATTCTCCTTATCATGAGATAGCAATCCTCTTACATTCTCAAAAATAAAGAAACGTGGATTATTAACCTGGATAAATTCTAAACTGTTAAAGAATAAAATACCTCTTGCATCCTCTTTACCTAATCTCTTACCAGCCGTGCTGAATGCCTGACATGGAGGTGATGTCATATAGATATCTAAACTTTCCTTTGGTATCTCTCTATCATATACATTCATAGGATAGTACTCCGGCTCTCCATAATTATGGATGAATGTTTGCCTAGCGAACTTATCCATATCACAGGCAAATACTTCCTGATAATCTATCCCTAATCTCATTAGGGCTTGGTTAAACGCTCCTACCCCTGAGAAGTCGCTACCTACTTTAATTGTTGTTTTCATACCTTTTCAATTACAAAGTGTCCGTAAATATGAGTTCCTGCTGCCCTGAACTGTTGGAGTTTCCAATGGCAAAGTGCTTTTGTTGGGAAAGTGTAAGCTTCTGCAAGCCTGCTTTCGTAGAAGTACAATAATCTAAACATGAGTTTCTAGCTTTTAAGTATTCGATATATAGGGGGATGTTAAAGGAGCCCCCCTTATCTCCTGCCATGGACTGACGTATCCACCATTCAGCCATGCTATATAAATCTCTACCGATAATCATAGGTACCTCCACTCATCCTCATCGTAGTAGTTAGCTGGGTCAGTTAACTCTTCAATGATATTATTTTCACTAATATGTAATTCTATCTGATACTGTACATCAGCTTTCTCCTCATCGGTTAGCTCATAGTCAAGCTCCACTTCTCCAGGATGCTCTAAGGCATTAAAGTCATTCAGCTCGATATACCAATCTCCATGTAGATCTCTGATGATATAACTACAGCTTCCATGCATGAATGCTCTCTCAAAGTAGGCTGTGTCGTTTGTTACTTCTGTTACTTGCATATCATAATAAATAAAAGGTTATACATTGCTACCATAGTACCCACGACTATAGCCATACCTGCTACTGCTTTGAATAGTTCTCTTTCCATTAGTTTAATTTTAATCGGGTTAATAATTCATCCATCACATTCCATTCTAAGAATGCTCTTTGAGTAGCTGAGTCAAATGGTCCAAATGCATCCATCAGCTCCTCATATTGGAACTTAAGTTCCTGCTCATACGCTTTGATTTGCTCTATCATAACTAAATTTTTAAGTGTTAATACCTGACAAAGATACAAATAGTTTCATATATGCAAACAATTTTGCATAATTTTCCACAATTTATAATCATTCTAAACAAGGAGTCAGCCTAAAAACTTAAAAAATATGTAATAAAATCAGGGTAAAAGCTTAAATAATCTCCGCAAAAATCAGGCTATAGACTTACGCTTGTATAGATATTCCTGATACTTAGTGAACACCAGGTGATTTATTTTATGATGCTTATTGCATTCTTTACATTTAAGCCAATGATGTACAGTACCGGAAGCAGTAACTACTTTTTTATTATATCGGAAGTTAGCAGCTCCGCACTCAGGGCATTCATACTTATCACCTCCATGCTGTACTGCATAGTTATGATTAGATAGCGTATAGCTGTTTAGTTTATTGAATACTGACTCAAGTACTTCAACATCCATCTTGCAATAGGCCACCATCTTATCTAGTGCCTCCTGGTCTTTGCGAAATACGATGTCTTTCCATAGATCTAAGCCTCCTGTATCCATCTTAGCCCCTACCTTGAGTAGCTTAGCTATGTAGTCTAGTTTATTTGAGTTAAAATTAAAGTATCTTTTAGCCCATTTAAGAGTGTCTATTGTCTTTGGGGATGGCATAACACCAATACCATGGAATAAAGCCCTTGTACGTATCCATTTGAGGTCAAACCTATCCCCATTGTGAGCTACAATTTCATCCGCCTCAGTTAGAACTTTGACAAATTTCTCAATCATTTGCTTATCACTCTGACTTTTGGACCATGTTAGGCTGTGAATCTCATCCTCACCCTCCCATTTATAGCAGATGCAGATGATCGCACGTTCATGTATTATATCACCTGGGTTAATTGTTAGGTTGTATCCTGTCCTCCAAAATACTCCGACATTGAAAGAGGTCTCAATGTCATAAAATAGTCGTTTTCTCATAGCTTAAATAGCAGGGCTATTCTATCTAGCAGCCCCTTTTGAATTAAAAAACGGAGCAATATACCAATAAAGAACGAAATAACAATAGGCCACCACGCCCATCTATACTTTACTACCTGCTTTGCCTTGGCAGTTTTCCATTGTGTATCACCTTTTATCTTTAATGTCTTGACCCTTTCCTTATACTCTATTCGTGTTTGCCATCTAGTCTTTGGAACGTACACATTCTTAAAATATACCACCGTATCCTTAGTAGTATAGAATTTCTCCCATACAATCGTATCATTTCGTATCACTGCAAAGCTATCTATGGTAGTTATCCGGATAGTATCACTATCCTGTACTAACTGAAGGCCATTTTTTAATGCTTTCTTATAGTGCCATTGAGCTCTCTTAGGAGCTGAGCAGGATAGCAGGATGAGTATAGGTATTAAATATCTCATAGGCTTTGTAACATCTTAATCATTCGGGGGCATGGGTAAATATCTGCCTTGTCTTTACGAACACTGTTATGTGTATAAATCCCAGGAGTACCTTTGAATGCTTCCTTATCAATGCTGAATATCTCTGACCGGTAAGCCTTGGGAATGTCATAGGTATCGCACAGGTACTCCACAAGCTGCCGAGTAGATTCTATCTGCTCATCTGTATACTTATACCAAAATTTATTACCCTTGTAGGGTGCATCTAAGGTAGTAACCATGGATGGGTCCACCACTCCCTTAACATAATTGTAGTACTTACCATCCTTTAACTTCAATGGGCCCCAGTTACACACCTCAATACCTACTGATAGCTTATTCAAGTTTTGATATTTGAGTCCATGCACTGAAAAGTCTTGGCTATCTATCCCCAGGTGATAAGCCCAATGCTTAGAGGAAAAGCACTGTACTATACTACCTCTTTCACCTACTACAAATGCAGTGGCTATCCTATCTGAGTTGCTGTTCCACCATCTTGATACAGCTATAGGGTTACCATTGCCTGCTGTATGATGTAAATAGATTTGTGTTTTTTCAGACTCCTCATGGAAGTACTGAGCATTAGATAGGCGTTCCTGAAATATCTTGGTCGTGTCTAATTTCATCTACATGTTGTTTAATTTCTTTTGCCCTGGAGAATAGGTTTTTCATAGCCTGCCATAGGTCAAGACCTTTTACTGCTTTGTAATTCTCATTAATGCTCATGACTTCAATACTAACCAGGATAAGTGCAAGTACCTTAGTGAGTAATAGCTGTACTGAAAAGAACTGAAGTATGATATTATTAAGGATAAAGTGATCTATCATATAGAACAGGATAACCGTTACCTCATAAAGTAGCATCTTGCTAATGATTGCACTGAGGCCCCTGCTAGTTATCTTTGTTTTGTTCTTTATTGACTTCCATACACCTGTGATAGTATCAAGTACGATAACAAACCCCACCAAAAATAGCAGTCCTGATATTGGCATTAAGAATGCACTTATAGTAGCTAACAATTTAAGCCAGTTAGCCTGCATGGTCTTAAGCAATATATAGAACTGTGACTCCATTATAAGATTAGGATGCTGTTATTGTATCCGTTTTCTCTTAGGTTACCACACATACCTGTGCAAGTTGTTTGATATTGATTGATGCATGAGCAATGGTTAAACATAGGGCGTAGGTCAGTATCCATGTTGGTAGTGGATATAAAAATAGGGAACAGGTTACGGTTAGCTAATAGCCATCTTATTAGACGTTGCTCAAAAAAACTAGCCTTTTGTGCATAGTGTTCCATCCCAAAGGCTACCTCTGAACGTGATACGCTTGCTGAATAATCTCCGTTTTGAGTTTGCAATCCTTTATTCTTAAGTTGATACGTCAATCCAAATACAGCATCCTCTGCACTTCTCCACGCAATGACAGGCTGAATGAACTCAACTAGATCTATTTCATCCGGTGTAAGTGTCTGAGCATTGTATGCAGTTAGCATGTGATTGTAGAACGTAGTACCCAGGATAGGCTGTATCCTTAAAGCTGATTGTGTAGCTATGTATGGTGTCACATCTGTTACATCCACATTGGCTGTGATAGGTGTGTTAGTCTTAAGGTAGGTTTCAGTGATAAAATATAACATTACTGAGCTGGGTTAGTAGGTTCATCAATAGGAGGTAAGGATGCTAGAGCTCTAATCTCATTGGTAGTCATTTTTTCAAGTACTTTACCAAGTAGTGCATCACTTAAATTATTCAATGCATCCTTAACTTTTGCTGTTTCCTCATCCACCTCAACAATAGCATCACCAATTATTTGGAAGTTATTGATTGTGAAATCTGCAGGGATTTTAGCAATGGTCAATAGCTCATTGAATATCGTAGTGATTTGCATACGTAGCTCCATTACTACATTTTTCTCAAATATCACATAGGCCTGCTTGATGTCACTGCCATTACCCAGGCTACCGGATGTACGAACCCCTAACAAGATAGGGTCAATAGTATGAGCAAAGCAAATCTGCTCAGTGTTCAATGCAGATGCCTCATGGAATAGCTTGTCATTGGCATTAGTTGGTAGGCTTTCAATCTTAGGTAACTGATCAGCTGAGTTAGCAAAGAATGCTACTGCCTTTCCTGCATTTGCTGCACCTTTAAGGCGGTCAATAGTTTCCTTAATCATGTGTTTCTCTTCCTCAGACTGTGGACGTTTAGGGAACATCATAGCAAAGGATGGGAACACACTATTTTGAATGTTGCTTTTTGCGAAGTAAGATAGTTCACCACTTAAAAAAGCAAAGTTTAATGCACTTGTATAGGTAGGTAATGGGTAATAATCTTGACCAACTGACTTGACTTCGTAGCAATATAGCTGTATTTCGTCACTACATGCAATATGATAAGGCTTAATTCTCTCAGTATCTATGCGAGTGCTCCAGTCATCAGACAAATAGTAGTATTTTCTGCATGGTGATATACGTACTTTCTCCGGTGATACGTTCTCTACCTTGATTAGCTTTCTTTTTTCACCAAAATATAGCTTAAAATATACTCGATTATGCAGGATTAACTGTCTAGTAACAGCCTTAACGGTGTGCTTTAGGTTTACTTTCTTTTCAAAAGAGTACATATCAAGCTTCTCCTGGGGAGTTAGCTTGTCAGTTATGATATTAAACCCTCCACCAATAACAGCATTGGTCTTAAAATCTACAATGGCACCATGTAGTGGTGAGCTGTAGTACATTTGGTTAAGCAGTTCTGGATATAAGTTACCTTCACCAAAACGAACCCAAGACTCCTGAACGTATCTACCATTGACATAAGGCAAAGTTAAATTGCCTCTACCTACCGGTAAAAATGGAGTGCTAAAAGATTGATAGCCCTCTACTACTTCGGGCCCTTTGGGTTTGCTGTTAATAAATCTATCGTACCATGCCATATTAATCGTATATTGAGTTACCTACTGGACCACTTACTACCATTCTACCTTCCTCAATTACTACGCCTGTAGTCTGTGCTATTGAAAGAGGTAGAACTAATGGTGTTGAGCTCTCATATACCTCATACGTGTACTGCCCTTTAAGTAGTGATATATCTGTAGGCTCATCAAGAGTAAACAGATTGTATCTTTCAGGGTATGCACTTGTATCAGCAGATGTAAATAGCTGTGGTGTGCTAGTAGTATTCATTTCATTGGTGAACACAAACAAATAGTGTGGTGTACTAACCGTAGTTACCTCACTAAGAGTTAACACGAATTGATTAATAACACCTTGATCTAAGTATATCACACCTATATTAAATTAGACTTTACAAATGTTCACAAAAAAGGCCCACCATTACGGTAGGCCCTTTCGCTATGTAGAGAAATAAAGAACTTATATAACTCCGATTGCTTGAAGTGCAGCAGGTAGCATGTCTACCTCATAAGCTAGGTACTCATTTTCAGCTACCAAAGTAACAGAATATTTTGAACCATCAGCTCTAGCTGTTCCTGAACCTTCACCTGTAGCAGATACCTGCAAGTAAGGGAAGTACCAATACTTACCATTAGCATCTAATACGATAGCTGCTAAGTATTGTTGACCGGCACCTAAGATTTTGATAGCACGAGACTTATCTTTATCTCTTCGGTGGAACATTAAGTTAATTGTTTGAGTGACAAATGAGCTACCATTAACTAGGTCAATAGTACTGTCCTCAGTAAAGTTAGATGTGTTACGACGAACGTAGTAGTTTTCAAATAGTACTGGAGGAGTACCTGCAAGAGTGATACCTGTTATCTCCCATCCTGAACCCGCTGATGGGTCGGTTGGTGTGATAGATGCGATCTCATCTTGTTGGTTAATCCAGATACCATAGATACCACCACTGTTGTTGTCGCATGATTTTACGATTGCTTCTAATGCTTGACAAGCCATGATATTAAAGTATTAAAGAGCCCCCTTGGTAGAGGGCTCGTGATTATTATTAAGAATAGAAAACGATATCAGAACCATTCACATATTCGAAACCAACTTTCATGTTAGCACGAGTACGGATAACCGGCTCAGCAACAGTATCAGCTAAGTTCACTGCACGTAAATCAGAAGAATCACCTTCAGCATCGAATGCGTAGATAAGGTTATCTTTCAATGTCCAAACAAAAGTGTTGTTAGACATACCTGGACAAACTACAATCTTAACTCCTAAGAAAGTCAAAGACAAATCTTGAGTAATGTAAGCGTTAGTGTTACCTGCAGCAACTCCTAATCGGTAGATGTTAACCAATTGAGTAGGCATGTACAAACGTAGGTCAGCTGTACGAGTAGCAATAGTTGCAGGAAGTAAAGCAAATGCTGCAGCTAATTTAGTCTCCAATGTAGTGAAGTTAGCAATTGCACCTGTACCACCGTTGATAACTGTATCAGTTGGGTCAGTTAAACCTGCAGTTAATTTTTTCTCATAACCATCACATAAAGCTAATGTAGGGTTAGCAGAACCTGTGTCACCTTTCCAACGGATTGACTCGATGTCACCATTGATTTTGTTAGCCATTTCTGACCAATAGAAAGACATGAAAGAAGCAACAGAAAAATCTCCGTTAGATCCTTTTGACATTTGAAGAGATAAGAAAGATTGCTCTAAGTCAAACTGACAAATTTGAGCCATTGCAGAAAGAGCACAAACGTCAATTTCTTTAGCGTTCAAATCATCATTAGGAGCTGAGAAAGAACAGCTAGATGCTTGCAAGATGTTACCGAAAGTAACAGTCGCTAATTTAGTTTTGTACTTTACACCTGGTAAAGAACGATAGTTGTCAGCAGTATCCTCAGACAAGTAAGCTTGAGAATAGAATGCCTCTGGGTTCGCTGCTAATAAAGCAGTTGGGTCAACTTGTAAGTCGAATTTTAATTTACGCATTTTATTTGTTGTTTATGAATTTGTTTACACTAGAAAATCTATGCTGTGCACTCATAGCCACAGCCTCTTCAATCACTTCCTCTTCTACCTCAGTGCTTATCACTTCCTCAAGTTGGTTCTTAAGGTCAGCAATCATAGCTACTAATGCATTGATTTGCTCATCCATTGCAGGCTTAACAATAGCTAGGATAGCTTCTGCGTCAAGCACAGGATCTACCGCCATTGTTTCTTCTTCTGCAGGCATTTCTGTTACTTCCTCTTCGATAACAGTTTCCTCTAGGGCTACTTCCTCAGAAGCCTCTACTTTTTCAACATCTTTTACTTCAACTACTTTACCATCTTTTACGATGTAGATTTTTTCGTTGATGATGTGTTCGCCATCCGGCAACATTAACTCATTCATTTGTGTATTTATTTGGGATTTGTTTTGCTCTTTTAGTTTCATGCCTAAGTACCCTTCTATGCTAAATCCTATTTGCTCTTGAGCTACAAGTTCAGCATAGTACTCTTTATCAGTTACCTGGGCAGTAACCATAAGTGTACCCTCCGGTACTTCAATACCAAATGATGAGTAAGCTTTGTCCTCTTTTGGAGTGTCTACTATCCATGCCTCAAGTACATAGGCAGGTACAGTCTTTTCAGTATCATGTTCCAAGTTGAATAGGTCCTTATTCAACATGTCTTTCATGAACTTAGCATGAATTTTTTCTATCTCTTCAGCAGTGAATTTAACATAGTACTCCTCATCTGTATCCTCATCAAAGCGATAGATCTCCATAGGTATCAAAGCAGGTGCAGTGATACGGTACTTTATCTCATCATTGAATCTCATCGGTTTTGTCTGAGCACTGAATGCCATACCCATGACTTTGATGGCTGGAGTGGATGTAAAAGCTATCTGTTCGATACCTAAGTCTTGACCATTCTCAGAGTACTCAGGGTCAATAGTTATTTTGTAAACTGGTAGTTTATCTTTTGCCATTACCTATATTAAAAATTTCCTATATTTGTTCAAAAATTTAACCATGATAAAAATCTTAGACAGGGAAATCCCCAACCAAATCGATGAGCTGACTATTGAGCAGTTCGAAACTATCACTGATATTAACAATGATACTAGCCTTGACCCCATTGACAAACACCTTAAAGTATTCGCTTACTTGGGGATACCTGAGTCTGAGTTTTGGGATACGGATGTTGCTGAATTTGTAGAGATTGTTAAGAGCTTCAATACAATGGAACAGAAAGATTTTCCTGTAGTGGAGGAGCTTGAGATTGAAGGCTATATCTACCGAGCACAAATGAAGTTAACTGTACGTGATACTAAGATCATTGAGAAGGTAGCACTACATAAGAACAAAGGATATATATCTGAGATGTTAGCTGTCATGTTCAAACGTGAGGACCTTACCCCTACTGAACACTATGCCGATGCACACATCAAACAAAAGGCTAAGCTATTACGCAAGCTAGATGCTAACATTGCCATCCCTTATATCATGTTCATAGCTCAAAAGATAGGTCAACAATTACGAAATGATACACCTACCGAAGCAGTGGAGTGATGTAACTGTTGAGCAGTTCATTGAGTTTAATAAGATAGATGCCTCACAGGGTTCGTATCACTACAATAGTGAGGCACTTTCTATTTTGTCAGACTTACCCATTGAGGATATTGAAGAGCTCGATGTCGATGAGATGCGGCAGTTAATTAAAGACAATAAGTGGTGTAAATCTGAACCATCCAAAAGATATAAACATGAGCTACTTGGGTTGAAGCTCAAGCCATTC